GTGGTACTATATCCCTTTGATGATGAACTTGGCTACGCTCCTGCAATACTTTACAGTAAATGAAACAATATAGAATAACCAGCCAAGATCTGGTACCAGAAGCATCGGTACCAGACGCTGTGCTAGATGATGCTGATCTACGCAATCTACAACAATTAGCAGGTATTGCACCGCGTAATCAACCTTTACCAGAAAACATCTCCAATATCAGTCATACTGCCATGGAAAAGGTCAATCTAATGAAACAGCATAACATAAAACCAGGAACTCCTGAGTGGTTTCAACTTTGGTTCAGCCTTCCCTATTTGACATCAGAAAAACCAGTCAACGATTAAACACAGTCAATAAGTATTGCTATGAGTAAGCCTTTAGATTACACACTAATCAAAAAACCTCACACCTCTGAATCTTTCACAGAAAAACAGATTCGAGAGTTCATGGCCTGCGCTGATCCTGTTACAGGACCAGAATATTTCATGAGTAACTTTTTCTACATACAACATCCAGTTCAAGGGCGTATGTTGTACAAACCTTTTGAATACCAGAAAAAGTTAATACACACCTATCATAATTATAGATTTAGTATCAGCCTGATGCCACGTCAAACTGGCAAGTCAACTTCCGCGGCTGGCTATTTGCTATGGTATGCCATGTTTGTGTCAGATGCCACAGTACTGGTAGCAGCACACAAATATACTGGCGCACAGGAAATCATGCAGCGTGTGCGTTATGCTTATGAAAGTGTACCTGATCATATACGTGCTGGTGTTACCAGTTATAACAAAGGCAGTTTAGAATTTGACAATGGATCACGCATAGTAGCACAAACCACAACAGAAACAACTGGTCGTGGTATGTCAATATCTTTACTGTATTCTGATGAGTTCGCCTACGTACGACCCACTATTGCCAAAGAATTTTGGACATCCATATCGCCAACACTAAGCACTGGTGGTAAGGCCATTATCACATCTACTCCCAATTCTGATGAAGATAAATTTGCAGAAATTTGGAAAGGTGCCAACAAGTGCATTGATGAGTATGGCAATACCACAGAGTTAGGTATAAATGGTTTCAAGGCCTATCGATCATTTTGGTACGAACATCCTGACAGGGATGAAAAATGGGCAGCAGAACAACGAGCGCAACTAGGTGAAGATCGTTTTAGACGTGAAATGAACTGCGAATTCATCATCGACGATGAGACTTTGATAGCCCCAACCACTTTGATTGACCTTGAAGGCGTTGAACCCATTGAACGCCAAGGGCAAATACGTTGGTACAAAAAGCCACAGCGTGGATCAACATATGTGATAGCCTTGGATCCCAGTTTAGGCACAGGTGGTGATCCTGCAGCCATTCAGGTGTTAGAGCTGCCCGGATTTATACAAATAGCTGAATGGCAGCACAATCGCACTCCTGTGCCAGGTCAGATCAATGTGCTCAAAGAAATCTGTAACTATATCTATGAAATCATTGGTTCAGAAACTGATATCTACTACAGCGTTGAAAACAATACCATTGGTGAAGCAGCCTTGATTTGTATCAACGAAGTAGGTGAAGAAAACATACGTGGTGCTTTTCTCAGTGAACCGGCTCGAATCGGAAATGGACGTAGATATCGCAAAGGCTTTACTACCACAAACAAAAGCAAATTAGCAGTGTGCGCCAAATTGAAAACCATGGTTGAATCTGGCAAGTTGACCATAAACAGTAGAAACTTGGTCAGCGAACTCAAAAACTTTGTGGCAGCAGCAGGTAGCTTTGCTGCCAAGCCTGGGGAAACCGACGATCTAGTGCTCAGTATGTTGTTGGCCATGCGTATAACACAGGTGCTACAAACCTTTGATCCCGCTATTGACAGCAAGATGAAAGACAGTTTTGATGATATCATGGAACCCATGCCCTTTATCATGGTCAGCTAAATACTTAAATTGTCTACAAAGGCACCAACATGCGTAATATTGAAAAGATAGCTGAGGAACTGTTTAACAAGATCCGCAGCAGGTTTGAGCGAGTAACCATTGGGGATGAGGAAGGCAAAGCCACCGACGACCCACGAGCAGCTAGATTTTATAACTTTGATTATATCAGCAGGGACGGTACCAACTACGGTGAAATCACTGTAAGTATTGTTGATGGTAAAAGTTTAAAGATTACATTTAGCCAAGGCATGGTACATGGCTTTGACCCAGACCAAGAAGTTGAATGGGAAAACTTTCTACGTAACATGAGAAAATTTGCACGCCGTAACATGATACAATTTGATGTACGTGATATCAGCCGCAGCAATCTCACACAACGAGACATTGATCAACAAGTAACCAATACTGGGTCATACACAGCCAAAGAAAAACCAGTGACCGAAGCTGTACAATGGTCTGGGACCACACGCACCAGCATTCAGGACTTTGGACCCACCAGATTAATTGTGCGTCACACCGAAGCTGTCAACGAAGAATCACCTGGTGCTCGTAGTCGTAAAATAGAAAGCATGTTTATCGAAACTGCTGAAGGTGAACGGTTTCGCATGCCTTATAACAGACTCAGTCTTGGGCGTGCCATGGCACAGCACCTAGCACATGGTGGGCGTATCTACGATGATGCTGGTGAGCACATTGTGGGCATGGCCGAAGAAATGAGCAACTTGTCCTTTTTCGTACGCAATACTCGTCATCGTACCTTTGAAGATGCTGAAACACAAGGCATGGTCGAAGCCGCAGTAGAAAGATATCAAATTTTGAAAAACAGTCTGCGTGGCATGGTCAGCACTCGTGGGTATCAGCGTTGGGCCGAAGCATTTAAGCCCAGTGTGCCAGCTGACGAGCAGTATGACATTGAAGCTCTCAAAGAGCGTTTTGTTAAGAAAATGTTTGACGATCGTTTAACTGATGCGCTGCCTTATGTGTATCGGGCTTACCAAACTCGCAGCACAGAACAAGCCAACCCATTGGTACGTGAATTTCAAGGTTGGGCCGAACAAATCACACAAGAAGCCAGCGCACCCGAAACAGCTGATCCCGACGAACTAAGCAAATTACTAGCACAGCCCTTGATTGCTGGTCCAGACGGCTTAGACGCCATTGCTGCTCTAAGCGGAGTCATTGACAATGAAGACCTAAATGACCAAATACGCCAAGCAGTCACAGTCAGTGGTCCAGACGCAGATGTACGTAGAGTAATTGATCAATGGTTCGAACGTAACCTCGACAGTTATACCAGCATGATGCCGGCTGAGACTCCGCCTGCGGCCGAACTGCCCACTGAGCCCGAACCAGAGCCTCCTGCTAATCCGGCTCGCGCCGAAAGTGTGGATGCACTGCGTAGATTGGCAGGATTGACTAGAAAATAACCCTGTTTTATAACGGTAAGATTTTTCTATATTTTATCGTTGACAAGCTAAATAATAATGTTATACTGTGCATGGTGCAGAGTATATCTAGGCACTCAACAAAGACCATCTTAAATTAAAGGAATATTCATCATGGCAACTACATTAGCAGAAATTCGTGCAAAACTTGCAGCAGCTGAGAACCGTGGCTCAACTGGTTCAACTAACAGCGATGGAGCTATATACCCGCATTGGAACATCCAAGAAGGTACCAGCGCAAAAGTAAGATTCCTTCCTGACGCAGATCCCAAGAACACATTCTTCTGGGTTGAACGTGCAATGATCAAGTTACCCTTTGCTGGTATCAAAGGTCAAGCCGATAGCCGTCCTGTGATTGTTCAAGTACCCTGTATGGAAATGTATGGTAAGGATACACCTTGCCCGATTCTAGCAGAAGTTCGTACTTGGTTTAAAGATCCAGCACTAGAGGACATGGGTCGTAAGTACTGGAAGAAAAAATCCTATCTGTTTCAGGGTTTTGTGCGCGAAAATCCCATGTCAGATGATCGTGCTCCAGAAAATCCCGTTCGTAGGTTTATTATCAGCCCACAAATCTTTAACCTTATCAAAGGTTCATTGATGGATCCTGATCTTGAGCATCTTCCTACTGATTATGAGATGGGTCTAGATTTTACCATCAGCAAAACCAGCAAAGGCGGTTATGCTGACTATAGCACTAGTAAATGGGCACGTCGTGAGACGGCATTGGCTTCAGCAGATCTGGCAGCTATCGAGAAACATGGACTATTCAATTTAACTGAGTTTCTACCCAAGAAACCTGGTGAAGTAGAGCTGCGTGTGATCAAAGAGATGTTTGAAGCTTCAGTAGATGGCCAGGAGTATGATGTACAACGTTGGGGTCAATACTACAAGCCTCCGGGTTTGGACACAGGACCAGCCCCAGCAGCCACTGATTCGCCAGCATCAGCGCCAGCCGCCCAGGCCCGCGCCTCTGATGAGGATGTTGTTGTTGATGATGACGATGCAGCACCTACTGCTCCAGTGGTGGCTCCTGCGACCGAATCTAAAACTTCTAGCCAAAGAGCAGAAGATATTTTGGCGATGATTCGCAATCGCAACAAGCAATAAGCAGTATAGGGACGGGTACCTACCCGTCCCACCCATCTACTAGGAGCCCGTTATGGCAAAATCTCAAAAGATTAATGAGAACTATTCTCTAAATTTCTCCAGC